GTTGACCTGAACAGTCAACTCCGAAACCAAACCCTTGCACGTGACGCATCTGTTACGGGACGCTATGCCACAGTCGACTTATCATCGGCTAGTGACACGGTATCCCGCGAACTCGTATGGGACTTGCTTCCATACGATTGGTCACGCGTAATGGACGACGTAAGACATAAGCGCGGTCGCTTGCCCGACGGTCAGACCATCTCTTACGAGAAGTGGTCCGCCATGGGTAACGGCTACACTTTCGAGCTCGAGTCTCTCATCTTCTACGCCCTGGCCGTTGGTGCAAGCCAATATGTCGGGGTCGAAGTTGAGAACATCGGCGTCTACGGGGACGATATCATCATACCCGTGGAAGCTTATGAGCTCTTTGTCCGCGTACTCGACTACACAGGCTTTGTCACTAACAAAGACAAGACTTACTCTTCCGGATACTTTCGGGAGAGCTGTGGAGCCGATTGGTTCTTCGGTTGTAATGTTAGACCTATCTTCCTCAAGGAAAGGATCATCGATGTTGGAAGCACTATCAGAGCTGCTAACGCTCTTAGGCGAATTATACAGACTAGTCGTGGCCTTGTTTGCGAACCTTTGATCGGCTCCGTGCCGATTAAAGCTAGTAACGCGGCTTATGATCTGTCTGTACGATCCCGCTTCTGGAGTGTTTGGCAGTTCTACGTCAATCGTGTACCGAAGGAGGCCCGTGTCTTTATTCCTGAAGGTTATGGTGATCTTGGACTCGTTGGTAATGAGTCCGAATCGTCGACCTTCAAAGTGGATCAGGAGCGCGGTTATCACAGGTACACCTTTCTTGCTTTGCTCCAGGTCGGAGCTAAGTATAGAAACAGTAACGCCTCAGCGACCTTGATACAGTCGTTGAAGTCGTCTACTGGTTCTCGCGTCGTCACCGACGACACGGGAACTTTGATTGACAGACTCCTTGTAAAGGGGTCTAAGCTTCTTAAACCTCAGATCGTTCTCGCGTTACAGCGAGAATATAGGTCGACCTCTCCTACGAACGGGTTAAGCTCCGAACGTAGAAGGGTACATTACGTCAAGAAGCACATCGTGGCCACACAGTGGCCGGAACTCGAGGGTTGATTCATTAATCCTTTCTCCAGGTAGCGCCTGGGGTGGTTGTCAGAAATGGC